GTTCAGTATAATTGGTTTTGGGTTGGAGTTATTCCTACTATTTCTAACGTTAGGAAGGAAAAAGAGGAAGTTGATATTACCGACACTTCCGACACTGGTACTATTACAAAAACTACTAACCCTGGAGCTGAGCAAGCATACGCTCACTCAGATGTAAATGAAAAGGTAATTTTAAAAAGTACTGTAGGTCATAAACTAGAACTTTCAGAAAAAGTTTTAACATTAGAAGGTGAAGTAAACCATCAAGAAGATTTTGCATTACTTGAATCTAATGCTGGAAGGCTGATAAAACTAGACGATGGTGTTGGTCCTGGAATGGATAGGATTTTAATTACTGACCCTAACGGTAATAAAATCGTAGTAAAAGCAGGAGCCGATGGGGATACTCCAGGAGGAGACTCAATTATTATCGAATGTATTGGTAATATGAATATAACTGCTAAGTCTGGAGCCATGGCTTTAAACGTTGAAAAAGGGAGCACTTCAAAGATTACTATTATAAATGACGGAGCTGGAGATATAGATATTGAAGCTAAGCAAGGTGATGTATACGTAGGAGCTGCAGAAGGTGATATAAAATTAACCGCAAAAGGAAATGTACAGATAGATGCTGAGCAAGATATAAATTTAGATGCTAATAATAATGTAAACATAACCGCTGGAACGCAAATGACGTTAACCTCTCCTAGTATAGACCTAAATCCAAGTTAATGACTATTATCGCAGTTCAAAGTACAAGTAACACTAAATGTAGTCACAAATTATCTGCTGGAGCTGCGGATGTGTTCATTAGCGACGCTAAAGTCGGCATTGCTGGGGATAGTTCTGGAGGTTCAGTTTCCGCCAGTCAAAGTTTCGTAAAGGTTAATAGTAAAGCAGTATTACTTGAAGGAGACTCCGTAGGGAATCATGACCGTTCACCTCACACCCTTCAAAACCTCAAGACATCCCCTCAACAATTTGTATCTATTAATTGAGTATATACAGTAAACTCCTAATAATATCTTTAAAGTAACATACAAATGGAACAAAAACAATTTTCAGTCTCTTACGAACCTTCTGCATATAACGAGAAGGTTTGCATTTACGCAGTTAACCCTAACGCAACATACGCACAAGTAGAGCAAATTCAAGTAGCTAATTCCACAACCTCTTCTTTAGATATGGACGTGTTTTGGGTTGATTACTCTGACGTAACTGTAACATCTATTGATTACTATGGCAGCGGGAAGATTAGACAAGAATACTACACCTACGCGGGAAGCGCTCTAAATTCAATCCTTATTAACGGAAATATACCTAAAGGAGCATCTTTATCGGTTTTAAATTCAAATCTATATTTAGACCCTAAAGATTTTATATTTTTACGACCCGCGTCATCTGGGTCTGGAACAGCATTTAAACCTTTAGTGACAGTTACTGAGTATTTTGAGGATGGGACATATGTAACAACTTCTGTGGATTTAGTAACTACAAATATCAATCTAACAGCAAGTACTTATTAATTATGGCAAATTTCTCACTCCCTCCTATTAAAGACGCAAGTCCTAATGTACCCTCTCTCTCAAAAGAGGAACTTAGTGCTTTGCCTTCTACTTCTCTAGTATCTCTTTCTAATAATATGGCTGTTGTTAAATCTGAAGCTTCAATGAAAGCTTCTCAATTACAAGCTAGAGCTAAAAAATTATCAGGGGAAGCATCTATAGATATTCCCGGGAAAGGGAGAAATTCTATTGCAACTTCACAATCTATTGATAGTGTAAAAGCCTCTATGCAGTCTACTATTGGACCTGTAGCAAGTACTGCCGGACTAATGAACGAATCCTCAGCTGTAGGAGCTGATATACTAAAAAACGCAACTGCAGCTGGAACTACAGAACTTGATGCTGCATCTATAGCATCCAAACTAGGTTCCTTTAATACGGAGATAATTTAATGGCATTGAGTGATTTAGACCTAACTGAGGTAGCTTTAATCGAGGCAGCCTTAGCAAACTTACAGGCAGTAGCTCAGACGGCTGAAGATAATATAGCTAATATTCAAGCCGTTTTAGAAGATAGAGCTAATGGTATTTTAGCAGAGCCTGAATTGAATTTAGATGGTATAGCTCACCTTGCTTCAGACGACCCAGCTATTCAAGCTATTGTAGATAATTATTCAAAATATGTTCAGGATAATATCGTAGCTCCTTTCGAGGAAAACAGAGCAAGGTTTGAACAGTTATCAGGGGAGACTCAACTTAACCTACAAGGGGAAGAACCTCCTATATTTGATTTAACTTACGGTCCTCCAATCTCTGTAAAAGGACAATTTATCCTCTCAGAAGACGGGTTATATTACGATTCTATTTCAGGAGGTATTCCCGAAGTATCAGGTATAGTAGCTGCAAGCTCTACCTGGAATCTAAAATATGCTCCAAATTTAGGTGGTAAAGGAGATTTATACACTCAGGATAATTTAGAAAACTTCGTAGATACAGTGTTTGATTATGATTATACTCCGGATGATAGTATAGCTGATAAATATTACAAGACTGATGATATCTTACAAACATTCGATAAGAATAAAATTTTACATACTACCCTAGTTCACGACCAAATTAATGAGTTACTATCTACTGGGTATTCCGCAAAAAGCGCTACAGTAGTTAATTACTATGGAAATATAGGAGCTATTGCTGCTCTATACGATGAAAAGATTAAAAAGAGAAAAAAACAACTTCAATTAGTATCTATTTTTGCTTCTGATAAATATAGCTTTACTGAACAGGGAACAGGTAATCCTAAAGATTTAGGATTAGGAGATGGTATTTTAATAGAAAATAGAAGTGAAACTTATATTCCTGAATGGCATCCCCTTGAAAGAATTCCATTAAATGATTTTTCTTTCATGCGCGGAACCGGTATAGAAGTTTCGTTAGTAAAACAAGAAAAACTATTATTATTCTCAGAAGATTTAGAAGATATTATACTACCTCTAACCCCTGTATTTGTACAATCAAAAGCACAGCCCTTCTCCGTAATAGATAAGTTTTCTCTATCACCTACAAGTCCTGAAACATTTCCTTTCTTTAATGGTACTAGTAACGTATCTGGGGATTCAGGACTTGTACAATCATTAGTAGAATCTATCGTATCTGATGGTATGGTACTTGGTTACAATTTTATTAAGCCGGATATTGTAGATGCCTCATCTACTAAATTTAATTTAGATAATATTTCCCCTGACTCCGGTGGCTTTTTAAATGGTCAGTTAGTTGCGTCTTCGTTGGATAACGTCTTCCCTTCAGGTCTAGGAATACCTAAATTAACAGGAACAGGACCAAATGAATCTTACGTTCGATTACCTTCTAGTTATACTCCAGACGGTACTGAACAGATATTAAAAACGGAACAACTAGATAGTCTATTCTATGAAGGAAATTTAAACTACGACACAAATCTTAAAGTAGGAGGAGGTGTTACTTTTGATTTTTGGGTACACGTCCCTAGTTTAGTTATGACAGATACTCATAGATATAGACTAATAGCAGCATGTGAAAACTCAGGAGGTCACGCACCTCAAGGAAATTCATATACAAATATCAGAGCTAACCGAACAATTAATTCCACAGGACTGCATGATGACAAGAAAGTTCATGGAATGATATTAGGTTTTAGAGATAGAGGAGGGTCCACTTCTCCTAGTGGATTAGAATTTGGAGTATTTCCTACCGTATCTCAAAATGATAACAACGGCACTTATGGACATAGTGTGGCAATAGCCGAATCTCATGAGTATGTTGATGATGTATTTCAAACATCTGGAATTACTCAGCTAGGCGCTAAAGTAGCTTCATCAACCTCTGTAAATGGAGTAGATATTACAGACGCCAGCTCTGGATTTATTCACATGGCAACTGTGTTTGATTTTGGGGAAGACACCCTTAAAATATTCTGCGATGGTGAACTACTTACAACTTCCTCCATAGTAAATTCATTTAACCTAGATGGGACAAATACTTTAAAGATTCCTTCACCTGTAAAAGAAGGAGACTATTTAGTCTCAAGTTGGAGTAATACCTCAAACAATGGTCCAGTAATAGGTAAATTTGGAGGAGCAGATAGTTACACTCCTTGGATTTTAGGAGGAGGATTCACCGACGGTATTGAGAAAGCTACCTCTGTAGACCCAAATGATGAGCCTGGATTCCTAGGATATAATACAAATAGTACCTATGGAGAACCTCCTGCGTCTCAACACTCTCCTACGTGGGCAACCTCCCATACCGTAAAACAATCTAGTGGATTAGATGGATTTTTAGGTAGTTTTAAGCTATACTCTAGAGCCCTATCTAATAGTGAGGTTAAGAAAAACTTTACTTTCCAGAAAGGATTTTATAAAAATATTCTCACATAATGAACTTAGAAGACATTAATTTACTTACCACGTCTAGAACAAATAGATTAAATGGTATAGCATTCCCTGTAATTGAGGGTACTGGAGGATTTTTTACTAAAACTGACGGAGCTGAAACTGTCATGTCTGGGTTGAAACAACTTTTACTTACCAATAGAGGTGAGAGAGTTATGAGACCAGACTTTGGAACATCGCTACGAAAATCAATTTTTGAGCCTTTTACTACATCTTTGAAGGTAAAATTAAGAGAAGAAATTAAAGCTACTATTAAAAAATACGAGCCAAGAGTAGATATTATAGATTTAGTATTATCTTGGGAATCACGACCTCAATCAGCTGGAAGGAATCACATTTACATCTCTTTGAAGTTTAAAATAAAGGATGAAATCACAGACGTACAAGTTTTAGATATTATAGTATAATGGCAGACATCACAGGAATTTTTAACACATCAGCATTTGACGGAACAATAGCTTCCGATTTTTTGCAATTAGGAACTTTAACTCCCCAAATTAAAGCAGATAGGATAGACTATTCAGTAGCAGACTTTGATGAGTATCGAACTGCTTTACTTAACTATCTAAAGGCAATCTACCCCCTAGAATATAATAACTTTGTAGAGTCTGATTTAGGTATTATGCTTGTAGAAATGTTCTCGTACTTAGCAAGTGTACTTTCCCTAAAGGCAGATATGCTGGCTAATGAAAGCTTTCTTTCATCTGTTCAATCCCCTGAAAACCTTAGAAAACTTCTTCAATTAATAGGTATATCTTTAAAAGGTCCTATTAGCGCAAAAGCAAGTTGCACTACAACATTAGCTACTGCTGATACATTAGTAGCATCATCAACAGCTACAATAGCATTTGCGGATAGGTCTTTTTCAGTTCCCAACAATAAAGATACCGGTCTCCTAACCTATACGGTATATGAAGTAGATGGTACAGGAGCCGTTGATTTGACCACTGAAAACCTAATTCTCGGATACACCGATTCCCTAAACAACGCAGGTTCGACATTTAGTAAGCTGATATTACTAGAGGGTCAAATAAAGAAAGTTTCAGGAACTTTTTCAGATACAGCATCTGTACAGACAATCAAATTAACTGACCCTTCTATTGTAGAAGGTAGTTTATATGTTAATACCGGAGGAGAAACTTATAACGAAATCCAAAATTTATTTCTTGCGGATAAAACAGATAAAGTATTCAGTAAAACATACACCGATGAGTACGCAGCTGTAATAGCATTTGGTGACGATACTAGAGGTAAATCTCCATCTCCTGGAGATACATATGATGTGTACTATAGAGTTGGAGGAGGGTCTAGAGGAAATATAGCTCCTGGAGTTATTAATATTACACTACCTGCAACCCATACAGAT